CATAACGCCCTTGAGCACCAGCTGCACGTCCTGCATTTTCAAGCTCTGCATTTATAGCTGTTTGAGCCTTACTCATAGAGTCGATGATCCAAGCAACGTAAGCATTTTTGTCTAACAACAAAGTATCCAAGCTATCAGTCAATGCAGTAGCATCTCCCGCAACACCTGCAACTCTATCAATAACTGTAAAGCTAGAAAGCTTAGGAAAAGAAATTTGCTTAGCTCCGAGCTCTGCCATAGATGAAACGTCTGAAACGTAAGGCATGAACTTAGCTTTAAAAGCTAATTCTTTTTGTACTTCTGCTTCGATTAAATCACGACGAGTTACGCCGTATGTTTGAATAGCGTCAGCCATTATATTCTCCTTTTAAAGACCATGCTTTTCAGCGTAAGCAATCTTTTGCTTTGTGGTCATATCTGACAAGTCGGGCTTGTCTCCCTTTAAGTTAGGATCTTTCAGATTATGATTATCTATTTTAGGCCCAGCCTTAGAAAATAAATATGGCATATTCTGTCGGGCATCCTCCAACATCAATTTAATATCCGATGAATCCGCTCTGAATGTCTCTTGGTTTACTTCCAATGTTTGGAGATCAACTAATCGAGCAAGAGCAGAATTATCTACGCATCCCATCTCAATTGCTACAGACTTAACCTGGCTTTCTAAAGTTGAGTAAGCCAAATTCCCAAGGTCTTTCTTATAACGGTCATCTCTTTCTGCAACTTGCTTTCTGAGTGATGATATAAGTTCGTCCTTCTTGCCTTCCGATTCCAACTTATCATGTTCAAAGATTTCTAAACGCTCTTTAAGGAGAACATTCTCCTCTACAGCTTTCTTTTTTTCTTTGAGATATCGCTGGTCCCTTTTGTAATCTGCATCTGATTTGGTATGTTCCCTGTGTTCGTCCCCGACGTTTTCACTTGGCGCAGCCCCGCTGCCATTACTTTCTTGCATGTTACTACCTCTTTTTTATGTTTAGCAAGAGCTTATTTGCCCCTGATCTTTCTCCTAAATTCATCAAGCACCATTTTCCTCACTCGGCGCTTACCTACCTTGCCTAGACCTATAAAATCATAGCCAATGTTTAACTGCTTTAACCATTTGTATATCTTTGAGTTTCTCTTCCCGTCTCGACGAACGTCCTTAGTAAACTTAATAAACAAACTATTCTTCTCGATCGAATACCCGAGCGATCTTAATAACTCACCAGTAAATGTTAGATTAGACTTACTTCTAGTAGGCTCAAAGAACTCTTTGTCAACTGTCTTTAGTATCTCGTCTGGCTCTGGAATAGGTATCACCTGACCACTACTACTCGTGCGGAACTTCACTAGACCTAACCGCATAGCTAAATATGATTTAGATAACTTAGGGAGAGCCTTGCCAGACTTTTCATTCTTACCTGATCTGGCCTGTTGAACTATTCGACCTACTACGAATTCACCTATTTGCTTCTGCATACGCTTAGACGATGCCGCATCCTGGAGCTGCTTTCTAACATTTCTTAACGCTATATTAAGACCTTTAATCCTAACCTTCGCCATCCCGAAACCCCTTAGCTAACCCTACAACGAAATCCGCAAACGCTGACTTTCCTTGCTCTTCCCTTACTTTTAAAGCTTCCTTGATATCGTCTTTGATTTCTTTTTTAATCTCTTTGAGCTCACCCTTTGAAACGCCAAAGAATGGGCGCTTCGGGACCGTATCTCCAGTTACATGATTAAATGCCTTAGCATCTTGATCATCACCAGTATCCCAACCAATAGTTATGTTATTACCTTTGTTCTTAGTAACATCCATAAGCTCCATCATGTCGCCAGTAAGCTTCATATTGACTTTCTTTTTAGACTTACCCGCTGCACGAAAATCTAACGACTTAGCATATTCTTTAGAATAAGGAGACTTAAGCTTTACCTTAGAGCCACGCCCCTTAGAATCAAAGCGCATCCCCTTACCTTCAGAGGTGCGCTGCTTAATCTTATCTAAGATCGCCTGCCCTACAGCCTCCCTAAGGTCTGGCTTACCAGAAAAATCAATCCCGAATTCATCCTTGAGATTGATTGTCTGACTCACCCTTCTCTTCGTTACTTTCGGTGCTGACATCAGGTTGCTCCATCATTGGTTGCCTATCTTCTATTTGCTTTAAATCAAACTCTTTGATCTTTTCTAAAATAACCTCAGCTTCTTCATCACTTATCTCTCTTAGCTCAGCTAATGCTTCAACTTCTGAGATCATACCCATCTCTAGGCGATTCTGAACTGATTTCTCAATCTCTTCTACAGACTTAAATGCACGAGGAGGAGCGTACTTAACGCTAACTGTGATCTTCTCATTTAGTTTAGGACCAGTAAATTTCGGGGATACCTCATTTGTACCCTGCAAAACGTTATTCCAAGCAATGATTAAATCTAACTCAGACTGTTCGATCTGCTTAAATAAATCCGCATCCTCACTTGAGGCTTGAAATCGATCCAGTAAAGCCAATGCTCTATCTATTCCTGATGTATACTGCCTAGTCTGCCCTGATGTTATAGCTGATGTATCCTCGCCCTCTGCTGATAAGAAAAAGTTAATCGTTGCCTCTAACAATTGAAGGCTACCAGCCATATCAGGAGATGGAGAAACAAAACTAAACTCTGGCTTCATCTCTGGAGCTTTAGGATTTGGCTTTAGATGCAGCACATGATTAGGACCGATGCGCATGTTCTGTGGCAATTTCTCACTGACAATAACCGCCTGACTATAGCCCTGGAGTCTTGAGATATTACTAAGATCAGATAGCACTAAAGAAAAATCAATTGCGAATTCTGTTATGTTCTGCCCTCGGCGTACATAGAACTGAAAATCCTTCTCATCAGATATATCAATAAATGGTAGCATAGGAGCTATCGGATTTTCTTTTATCTCTGTTATATGTTTACCGAATCCATCCATTGTAAAATGCAATTCTGGAGTCCATACAACATAACGCTCCTGAGCACCTAGTCTATCATTAGGATCTGCTATCGTTTGATTTAGCCTATCGTTCTTATTATAGTCTTGATCTGTCTGAGATGTTGATCCAGGGGAGTTCATCTCATAGCTGGCTCTATTATCTAAATCCCAAACGTTTAGGATATAAGCATAAGCTTCCTCTGGATTATCTACATCTGGTATCACATCCAATTGCTGCATAGGAATAGCCTTCATTTTAAGACCACCTTTGCCATCAGGTATCATCATCGCTATGTTCTGTTGCTGTAATTTATAATACCTATTCGCTCTTTTATTATTAGTATTTACCCGCAGATATTTATAAAGATTTTCGAGATGCTCGATCTCTTTATCGTTTGCATCTTCAAATGTTCTCTCTGGTGGCTCTGCATATAAAGAGGCCTTATCATTTATGATCTTCTTAGATACATTAATGCTTAATACTTTACGCATCTCGTTTACTGTCTTATCAGAGAACTCATTTCTAAGTTTCTCCTCTACATATCTATCCTGCCGATCCCAGTAAATATCAAAACGCTTTTGCATCTCTCGTTTTCTAGAGATGTTCTCGTCGCTCTTAATCTCTTCTATTATTTTTCTTCTTACCGCTTGATTAGTAAAATCTGGGTTAGCCATTATCTCTCCACCATTGTTGCATCATCTTCAGCATCATCCATATCTATCTGATTACAAACTGCATAACCAATCGCAGTCGAGATATGTTGCGCCGCATAGCTGTCATCTTCTAAATACTGAGCGCCTTTTTTAAGTTTCGAAAAGCTAAGCCCGTCATGAGCATGAGGCGCATCCTTATAAACTAGAAGTCTACGCTCTCCTAGACTATCTGGACTATCATCTTGAATCTTATCTTCTTAGACTTATTATTTCTCGTGTTAGCCATGTATCTCTCTATGATCTCCCAATCATCATTATTCTGTCTAGTGTCTTTATGCTTACCCGTTGCATCTCCATCTATTAAATAGACTGTGTTGTAATCAAGTAAGCCTCTAGACATGAGCTCCTCACATGAATCCTCTGTGCGCATGCCCTCAACAACTACTTGATCGAAGATATGAAACACCCCTCTAACATATTGAATCAAGCACATAGATAGAGGCTTGCCCTTACCTATATTAAAATCCCAGCTCAGTATTACAGGAAAGTTATCGTTAACCCTATAGCTTGTATTCCTATAGTTAAGCTCCCTATCATACTGATGATAGATAACCTCAGTGACTATATCTACCCACTTCCCATAAATCATTCTCTCTGCTGTTCTTGGATCTAACGATTGCAGTAGCCCACGCACATAACCTTTTGGGAGGAATTTATTTTCTGTTGTTAGTGAATAGTAGACATGTCTATTTGGACCACTAGGGGAGATGAAGTATTTAAAATGCTCTGACGACGGGCTACCTGGGTTTGTTAACGAACAAATCCAATTCTCTTTTATGTGAGGCAAACGACCTACTCGCATCTTGATCTCATGATAGAAATCTAACGTATCATTCTCAGTTAGTTCCTCAATTACTGCGCAGCTAAGTTCCAATGATCTAACTTTTTCATAATTACCGTCTGCCCAAGAATATGGGATTATAATGCTGCCATTTTCAAATTCTATAATCCCTCTGTGCTTATTAAACGAATATGATATATCTGTAGCAAGGTGATCTAGGACCTTTTTTAATATAGTATCTTTTAACGATGGCATTGATCTTCTGCCTAGAAGGGCCTGCGCATTACTATACATCAAGCAGTGAGTTACAATTAAATGAGCACCGAGCAAACTCTTGGCACTTCCCACGCTCCCCGATAACAATAGTTCATGCACCATGCCTTCTGAATAATCAAAATTCTTTCTGATATCCTTGATAACTCTTAATTGAAAAGGAACTTGAGCAGGGTCAAATTCTGTTAATGTTGGCGTACTTCCTTGCATTAATCTTCATCATCTATTTTATAATTTAGAATTATAGGAGCGTTTGTTGCCAACTCTACTTTATCTTTATTTCCATAGTCTTTATGAAAGCGAGTCTTTAAAGCAAAAAGCAATAAAGTATCGCTACATAGCCTCGGATCAAATCCAGGGATATCTTCACCACCTATTTTTGCTAAAAGTATTTTCTCAAATCTCTGCTGCCCTAAAGCTTTGCCTTCCTTAATACTGTCGGAAAAATTTGGGAAATCTTTCATCCAAGCATAGACTGTATCCCTGCAAACTCCGCATTCTGCCGCAACTCCCGCCATTGAATAGCCTAAAGCTAAGGTGTCTTTTGCTATCTCACAAAACTCTGGTTTATACACTCTCGGACGGCCTCTTGACATTTATCACCCCTTGACTTCTTCACTGTAACTTATTTTTTCTGAATCTTCCAGGTCTAGAGGGAAATCTGCTTTTATCTTCGCAACCAATAAACAATTAGCACATTTCTCCCTACCGTACTCACCATGTTTTTTAGCGCACGCTAACTCTAACGCATCAACTAACCTATACATAGTTAGCTTCATTTTCATTTTACTATGAGCCATAGAAATCATCTGGCTCATAGTATAAAGCTTTGGTTCTTTATTTTTTTTATTCATTATTAATCTCGGGCGCAGTGCGATCCCCTAGCCCCTTTGGCGATGGATCGTGAGGGTTTGGCTCGGGCGAGATTATTTTTAATAAATGTATTTTCATTACAGCTACCACCACTTAAGAAAAATATATTATTTATGTGATGCTAATACATAAGTGAGCCTCGTTGCAAGGCTCTTAAAGTCTAAGCATGATTCTGCTAGTGAAGGGATTTATCGGATTCTGTCATATCAGTAAAAAGCGTTTGCTTTCCCGCTACAACATCATCCAACAAACTA